AGCTAGTACCATATGATGCCACAATGATAGCATCTGTTTCGGACTCGATGATGTGTCTAATCTCTTCTCTCTTGTTGCCATCCACTTCACCAGAGATGAAGAATACCTTGCGTTCGATGGCATCTTTAGCTATCATGTCGTGAAGTACTTTCCCATGCTTTTCTACATACTGAAAGAGCAATAGCGTATTGCCTTTGAGAGATAGAGCAAGGTTCTTGATGAACTTATTCCTAGCCTCAGATCTAACAAGAAAGTCCATTTCAGCTTGGTATTCTGCCTTGCACATGGTTTTTCTTGTAACTTCTGGATACTTCAAGAGCAGTGCTTTGATTGTAAGTTCTGCTAAGTGCTTTTGTTCCATCAAGTCGGCGGTGGTAGTTACTTTCTTGACTGCACCGAATAGACCTTCTAGAACAAGCTTATGGGTTTGAGTGCCATCAAGAGTTCCAGTAAATCCAAATCTATACTTACAAGTATCCATTGCAGATAGGATGGAAGTAAGTGACTTTGCTTTGAATAAGTGGGCTTCGTCACCTATGACTAGGTTGAATTGTTGGAACCACTTCTTCGGAAGCTTATAGATGGATTGCCATGTTGACACGACAAACGGCTTGTCGGTATCTTTTTCTTCACCTGACATGATCTTATGGACCATACCTTTTGGTAGTCCGTAATCTTCAAAGTCAGAAGCCATCTGATGTACAAGTGAAGTTGTAGGAACAATGACGAGAGTCTTTGTTCTGTAATAGCAAGCAAGCAGATAGATGATGAGTGACTTACCGGATCCTGTAGGTGAAAGCAGAAGTGACCTACGATTTCTAACCGCATGCACAAATGCATCTATCTGATAGTCTCTTGGATAGTGCTTTGGAGCTAATTTCTTTATAAAAGCTTCGGCTTCTATTCTGGAAAATTCTGTTGCGCCAAAGTCTCCATCTAGTATCAGTTCATACTCTCTGCTAGAACAGAATTGTTCTAGATGGGATAACAAACCAGTATATAGTAGTCTAGTCAGCTGATTGGCTAGACGTATCTTTCCATCCCATACTCTATTCTTATAAGCAGGAGAGAACTTTGCGCCTGGTACTTCAAACGTAAAAAAAGTAGAAATTTCCATCATTAAACTTGGTTCACAGTCAAGTTTCATATAAACTTCATTGTGTTTTCTTACAATTACTTTTTCGAGCATAATATTCTTGCTTTCCATCCTCTACAATGATTTCTTTTCCCCAGCGCTACGGCTCTTAGATTGGATGACGAAAGATCTCTTGAAATACACCAATCTTTCCATCCTTCACTTACAGTATATTCATTACCATTCGGATCTGTTACCACATAGGTGGTATATCCCCAAAGAGGATGATTAGACTTATTAGAAAGATGCTGTTTCTTTTTTTGACTTATTACATCTTTTGTATGTTGTTTATGAGGGACTCTATGAAGTCCTTCCTTACATTTAGCTATTCTAACTTCTCTATATTCTAATTCCTTTTCGGTCTGTCCTTTTTCTTTAAGTCTCTTTCGAAAAGCTTCATTAGCTAATATAGCACCTTTATGAGCCCATACAATGAATTCAGATTCATGGATGAGTTTGTGTTCTTCAGGTGTCAATAATTTAAGATTTTCAGGAGTATTGTTATTTCTATTGCCGTCAATATGGTGGACGTGCATACCTTTCATCTGATCTTTAGTATATCCATAGTATTCTTGACATATTTTTCTATAGTTAACGGTCTTCTTACTCATATGATCCTCCATCGGTTTATATCATATGAGTTATTTATGATTTTTTAACCTTTAAAGTCTATCTTTCTAACTACCCCGACAAATACTTCACAAAGTCGATTGCGTTTTTAATCAAGAAGTTCCTATTGTGTAGAGACTTAATGATGGACTCTAGAAATTCTACCTTCTCTCCTTGCATCCCGATCTTGAGTGATAAGTCGATGATGTCCTTATCACTCTCAATATACATGGGTATGTCTGCTTTAAGAATAATTCCTCGTGGCGGTAGTTCCCACCCGAGTTTTTTGGTTTCCTCAGTATGACCTTGACTGTAAAATTCATACTTGGAAAGTCTAAGCTGCTTCATCTGAGCATCTAGCTTCTTGAGAGAAGCCTTTTCGGACACTAACATCATGTAATACTTATGATGTAGCCTAGGGATCTTTAGACTTTCATTGCCGAGATCAGTCTTGTCAATCTCACTGTCAATCTTCCATTCGTCAAAGATATCTTCAAACTTCACATTCACCTCGGTCGATCAATAATATTGATTATAACACTAATTCATGATATGTCAACCTAAAAATACTGTTGAAAATCCTGAAGTTATCAAGTTATCCGAACTGTATTGATCACCAATCCTGCCTACTCCTTTGCCGCCAGCAAATACAGTTCCGGAATATGTAGATAAAGTAGATAAATCCGGCCCACAGCCGCCAGCAGGATGGGATCCTACCAAATCACCTTGAACAACTATTGGGGATCCTCCGACAAATATTGTTGTTATTGTAGAAGAACCTGTAACTGTGTTGAGAGGTCTAGCACAACCCTTACCTACACCAGTAAATGAAAAGACGGTATCAATTCCGTCTGCTCTAGCTATGGCTGGCATCAAATTTCTCCTGATGCAACTAGATTTTTAAAATTTTGAATGCCTTTTGTCCAGTTCCAGTATATATACTGACTTAACAGAGCAGACCCCGCCGGCGTCACTGAAATCTGATAGATATCATCTTCATATTTTTCAAATAGGGTAGGCGGAACAAACTTAAAGACAGCCAAATAATCATCGGGTAAGGGAGAAGTTATAGGTATATTATTGGCCGTAGGAAATGGTTTTGTATCATCGTCTGTTCCTAGTACAAATGAGTAGCTACCGCCCAAGTCGGTATTTGGTATACCAGAAACTCTAATTTTATAAGCAAAGGGATCTGTATCAGTAACTGTATATGTAACTCCTGTAAATCCGGGTGTAGTGATACTGACTGATGTTATAGCTTCCTGAACCTCGATTGGTGCTTCCCCAGAGTTATCTATTATGTAAAGTTTAAATGTCAGATCTGTAATAAATGGCTCTTCTAATTGAGCTGAAAACATGTAAGTATTTGCTTCAACTGGGTCATCTGGATAAGAGTCTCCGGAGATTATTGGTACATCAATTGCATTTTTCAAAATTTTTAATTTATATTCACTCATCAAACTACCTTGTTTATATCGTATGTAACATATCGGAATGTTGCAGATGCTTCGATATATTCTATATCCGTGTCTGTTGAACTGAAATCTATACCTGTAACTCTTGTAGGAAATGCATCTTTGAATACAACTTCATAATTTGCATTTCTTTGACTCGTAAGAACGGTTAGTGAAATATCAGACCTCAACCCTTCGCCAGAGGTGGTTGGCTTGGATGCAACAGCTTTATATTCACCAAAATTTCGTTTGCCCAACGCTCTTAGCCAGCCATGGAGTTCCATATAATTTCTTAAATCTTCATCAACTCTAAACGTAAGCTCTAACTCTTCATAAAGTAAGTGATCGCCGGGATATGGAACTCTGATTAAAGGATTGCTAACGTCTACTTCAGGGAGTGATAAACCTGGAATGTTGATTTTCTGAGCAAAGAAGTTTACATGTGGTGCTCTTTTTAGAACAAACTTGAAATTGATAGGTGAGAGAAAGTTCTTGTTAGTTATATCTGTCATGATAAACTCCTTTGATCAATATTTATTCTCAACAAAAAAGGGAGCTAACTGCTCCCTTTAAAGTTGGATCCAGTTAGCCGGCACATAAGGCCTCTGGACTTCTTATTGAATGTATTTAGACCTCCATGTATCTGGCAAACTAAATCGGATGCCAGATACACAGAAAGTATATATTTTACATAAGGTTATTAACGATTACGCGGCGGTAGTACTTATTGGTATTGAGTGTCAGTGCACCGTTGTAGTTTGTGCCGTCATCAATACCGCGAGCAAATGGGTTAGCAACCATGCCGTACCTGGTCTTGAAACCAATCTTAGGCTGGAATGTGCCCTGATCCACTGCGCGTACCATCTGTAGAGGAACGTATGGGCAGTAGAAGATACCAGCGTCGAATGCGCTAGAACCCTTATAACCAACAGTCAGGTAGTTACCACCGATTGCATATGGATCGATGTAAACCTTCAGACGGCCATTCAGTACACCGGCAAAGGTATTACCTGTATCGTCAACCTGTAGGTTGTTGGAGTTTAGAGCAGGAGCGTAGTCAAGTACACCTGCCATCTGCAGAGCTGATGCTACGTCAGAAGAGCAGATAACGATGTTACCCTTACTACGACGAGTCTGCTTAGCAATCTGGTTAGCTTCACGCTCGAGCTGGAACATAAGGCCCTTGAACTTCTCAACTGACCAACGGCCGTTAGAGTCTGTGTCAAGGTCGAATACGCCTGCAGTTGTTACGTTGTCCTGTGCGCCTGGAACAGCAGTGATGTTGATTGTACGAACAACTTCACGATTGATTTCAGCAAGGATTTCAGCAGACAGAATGTTTGAAAGTTCTGTTTCTGCATCAAGGCCATGGATTGCCTTCAGGTCCTGTGCCAGTTCCATGGTGTATTCTGCCTTGAGTGCACGTGACTTTGCGGTCACTGTAACCTTCTCAATTGAGAATGCCATTGAAGCAAACATTGCATTGCTGTCAGAGCCTAGAGCTTCTGCCTGAGCTGTGCTCATGCCTGTACCGGTGTTATAGGTATTAACCGCAGATAGACCGCTGGTGTTGCTGTCGCCTGGGATTGATCCAACAAACTTCTGGCCGAATGAATTTGCGCCAGATACAACAGATGAGAATGAAGTATTAACTTCGTTAAAGAATGTCTCACCACCTGCAAGAGCATTAGCAGTTGTTGCATTAGCAGCATAACGTGAGCGCATAGCAAAGATAAGGCCTGTAGGACCAGTCATTGGCTGGGTGCCGCAAACATCATAAGCAATCAGGTTAGGCATTGACCTACGAACAAGGCTGATCAGCACTGGGTCGAACGTGTCGATAGCGCCTGAACCAGCGGTTGAGCTTGAAGCGCCCATGTTGTTCAGCGGTACGTTAGATGAAGTCTCCATCAGAGTCTGGAACTGACCGTGTGCAGCAGACTCACGGAGTGCCTTTTCTGTGTTCTCTAGGAGAACAGCGGTAACTGAACGCCTGTGAGCATCCTTGATTGGTGCCAAATCAGCGTGCTCAAGAATAGGAGCCCAC